ATCTGCTCATCCATGGTGGCTCGATCAGCAGCGCCTTGAAAATTTGTTGAAAAATTGAACCGCTTTGGGTTGGTTCTGGGGTTTATTTCTCCGGCGGCCTCAACCTTTTTGGCTTGAGCGGCGTTTGTTCCTAAAAACCTACCGCCGATAGGATATGGAAAGTCAAAAGCTTTTTCCGGCAGGTTTGCGCCCTGCACCTTTCTGAAATTATCATATGTTGCCATAAGCAAGTTTGCCGTTGGATCTGCGCCGCCAGTCCATGCCGCCATCGGGTCAGCGAACATCGCCGTAAACATCTTACGACCCTGTTCTGGGCCATATTCATCGATAAACTCTTTTTCGAGCTGGCCCATAAAATACCAGCCTTGCGTCTCGGGGATGTCCAACCCTTTTAGATATGCCTCCTGCAGCCGTTTTTTGCTTTCTGGGTTATTGTAAATTTGTCTATACTTTTCAATGGTTTCCTGCTTCGCTGGCAAAACCTGCAGCGTTTGATTTGGCTGCGAAGCAATCGGATAGTTTTTCCTATTGACCGGAAACCTCTCGGAGACGTCAAAATACGGGTCATAATCACCGGCGTTAACTCGTTTAACCGCAGCATCGCGAGCCTTCTTAACTTGCTTTGCCTCTGGGCCAAGCTCCTTAGCAAGATATTCTTTGCCCTTTTTCTTGTCAAACTTGAGAACAGGCGGCATCACTTCTGGGTATCTGCCACGCATTGCCGCTCTGATAATATCGTCCAGTATGCTCATCTTAACACTTCCACCTTCTGCGTGCTGCCTTGCCGCGTTCACCCGTCCAGCCGCGTGAGCGGGCGCAGAACGACTTTTTACGCGCTTTCTCTGATTTCGTTTTGGGGCTCGGCGCGGGGGCTTTTAACTTGCTGCCGGTCGCCTTGTTGTACTTCGCGCGCCCCTTGGCGGTTAAACCGCCGCCACGCTTCACCGAAAGCTTCTCGCCGCGCCCAACAGAAAGACTTGGGCCTGATTTGCGTTTCGTCGCCATTACTTTTTCTTCGCAGGCTTCTTCGCGGTCTTCGCGGCCTTCTTAAACGCCTTCGCGGTAGGCGCGCCCTTGCTGCCAGCTTTGCGCATCTTTTCCTTTGAACCCGCCGCGATGCGCTTACGCTTCGCGTGGATGTTCGCATATAAACCCGTCTTAGCCATCTACGCTCCTTCGCCCCACTGGACGCACTGATAATCCACCGCGCGGTACGCAGGAAACATCTGCCGCGCGTATTCCAGCCCGCTCGGTATGGACTGTATGCACTGGCTCTCGCTCTGCATCACGGGGCTGCCAAACGAAAAACAACCCGCTTCAACGCTGCAAAGCAGAAGCAGCGCCGTCCACATTACTTCTTGCGCGCGGGCATCTTCCGCTTCGTCGTTGTGCCATACTGCTTCTTCTTTTTCATCGCAGCGGCTGCAGCCTTTTTGCCTGCGGCTGTGTACGGGAACTTTTTACCACCCACATTTGGCATCACAATCTCCATAATATCTTGCGATATAATAACATTAAAACGCCAAAAAGAAACCCCGCGCGCTGGGAGGGGCGCAACGGGGTCAAGTTGTGCGGGTACAGGGAGGAAAACCCGCGATGAGGTACAGACGTGGACATGAAACCACTCTGAGCAAGACCAAGGTAAACTTTTTTCAGAGAAAATGCAAACCCGCCCCTAAACGACCCCGCGTATGCCCCTGCGAAGGGGCGCGCCCCACCCGCCAACCTTGGAACCGAAATGCATCGCCGTGTGGTCTGTCGCCAGTGACAGGCACACGGCGTCGGCGCGATCCGGCGAGGCAACGCGCCGCTTCTTCATGCTGTCCTTGCTCTCGACTTGCATCTTGCCGCTCGACGTGAAGTGATATCGCGGCGCTGCCAGCTCAGCATATAACGCGTCGTCACGCGGCAGCTTAACATCCATACCCTCCAGCCACGCCTTCGCCTTAAACCACAGCTCCGCGCGCAGGTTCACATATGTCTGATTGGCGGCGGCGCGCTCCGACACGTTCAACCCGCGCGCCGGAAGCCCAACCTCGCGCAAACGATCCAACACGCCTGCGCCGAACCCGTTGCTATCCACGATGATCTCCTGTGGACGCTTATCCGCTGGCAGCGCGTCATATTCCGCCTTCACGGCACCCGTAAGCTGCATAAGATCGAGGTTACGCCACACGCTGAGCGGATGCACGACCGGCCCCTGCCGCTTAGCCAATACAGACGCATCCCCGCCCTGACGCGCGACGTCCAGACCCCATATGCTCGCCGTGTTCTCGTGCACACGCACGTCGCTGGCCATGGCAGCCTCGATCAGCGAGACGGGGATCACCGTGTCCTCCTCGGACGGCGGGAAGTTGCCAAGCACGCGCACATGGTAAGCGGGGCTATCGATTCCGTAGCGGCGCTGCATATCCTCCACGAAATCCTCGCTGACGCGCGGGCTGTCCACACAGGAAACATGCATCGTATGCCAGTCGTCGCGCAGCCGGTTGTGCGTCTCGTAGAAGAACCCCGTGTTACGCGTGGGGTTGCCCGTCAGCACCGTCGTCGCGGTGTGGCCTGACATCGACCCACTGGCAGCCTCAAACACGGCCTCAGGTATCCCGCTGGCCTCGTCAGCAAGCAGCAGCACCGAGGGGCTGTGAACTCCGGCCAGCGCCTCGGGCTGCTCCGCCCGTGACGTCCTGCAACTTATGAACGTGCTTTCGGGGTGGCTCTTCAGCTCAATCCGATCAGACTTCACCTCCAGCAGGCTGTCAAACGGCGGCTTCAGCTTCTTGGCCAATGCCTTCATCTCAGCGAACAGCGCGTCAAATAGCTGCGCGCTGGTGGGCGCCGTGACAACCGTCTTGCTCGGCACGCGCATCAACACATGCCACAGCGCGGCCATGGCGACGCCGGTACTTTTGCCGACGCCGTGGCCGCTGCGCACGCTTACGCGGCGTATGGCAGGCGCGGAGACGGCGTCCAGCAGCTCAACCTGCCACTCGTCGGGCTCGATGCCAATGACTTCCTCGGCAAAGCGCACGGGGTCATCACGATAGCGACGCATGAGCGCCAGAAACGGGTTATCTTGGGGTGCGGGGGTGCTGGTCATTTTTTCGCGTGGCTCCTATTTTTCGGAAAACGTGAAGGGGTGGGGGGGTATGGCGGGTATGCGTGGGGGGGGCATTGCAATTGCACCCCGCCGCGCCAAAAGAGGGGGGGGTCAAACCTGACCATCTGGTCAAAATATGGCCCCGAAAACGGCTGGAATCGCATAATCGTTATTATGTTAAATTTATTATGTAGCAATATCAGCACGTTAGCGTTTTACAACTATTTAAAGTTGTATCGTTGTGCATATTGCTGCGCTGCGGAGCGCCAATATTTGACCATTTGGTAAAAAATGGGTAACCGCGCGCGCCTATGCGCTTCCCTCTCTTGATGTGCAAAATCGCCATCATTCGCCCTCCTCGTCCACAATCTCAGCGTCCTCGATGTCGTCAACGTCGCCAAGCAACTGCGCTGCCTGCGCGTGCAAGTCGTTCACGCTGATGTTGATCGCGATGTCCTTCTGGCGCACGTCGTATTGCTGGTTCAACTTCGACGCGATCCACTTGTCCGTGTCCACCTGAAGCCGTGACACGTTCACCGTCGCGGGATCGGCGTTCTGCGCCGTATCCACAGCGCGTGACGCGAAGAAGTGCCCAGCGGCTTCCTGTGCCGCTCTGTAGCGATCCTTACGCCCACGCTCAGCATCGAGCCACTTGTTCCACAGCTTCCACCCCACATTGAACTCGCCAATGATCTTGCTCACGGTTTCACCGCGCGACATCCGGTCGAATATCTCGTCCTCGCCGACCGCGTTGATCGCCGCGATCTTCGCCTTCCCGATTTCACCCATCGCCAGCCTCCAGTTCACCCGCTATCGCAGCGTAGCCGCACACGTCCACCCAATTGTCCGAGTGATCGCTTGAGCGCGACCGCGATACCTTGAGCAGCACCATCATCGCCGCCACG